TTGATTGACCTATATTATGGAAGCCCTACAAACAACGCGGCCATCAAGGGTATTAGTGATTTGATTTTTGGCGACGGCTTGGAAGTAGTACAAGCGGACAGACACTTAAAAGGTTATTTAGACCTTAAAAAAGTATTCCATGAGGATTGCTTACGCAATTGCGCCATGGATTTAAAAATGCTTGGGCAATACGCCATACACTTGGTTAAATCAAAGGACAAAAAAAAGTACGTTGCGGCTTACCATTGGCCTATCCAAACTTTACGCCCCGAAAGGTGCAACGAAGACGGCGACGTAGAAGGGTATTATTTCGCGGCCGATTGGGCTAAATTAAAGCGTGGACAAAAGCCAAAGCGTTTCGCGGCATTTGGGTTCGATAATAACGACACCGAATGTATGTTAGTCGTTAAACCTTATAGCACGGGGAATTATTACTTTGCACCCGTCGATTATCAAGGGGGAACGCAATACGCAAACCTAGAAATTGAAATAGCCAATTACCATATTAACAACATTATGAACGGCCTTGCACCGTCTATGTTGATTAACTTCAATAACGGGCAACCACCCGCCGAGGTTAAAGATATGATTGAGGCGCAAATACAAACTAAATTTAGTGGATCAAGCAACGCGGGTAAATTCATTTTGTCGTTTAACGATAACGCAGAAAGCAAAGCGGACATTACACCCGTACAATTAAGCGACGCACATAACCAATACCAATTTTTAAGCGGTGAGGCGGGAAGTAAGATATTAATTGCCCATCGCATTACCTCGCCGATGTTGTTAGGTATTAAGGACCAAACGGGACTTGGTAACAACGCCGAAGAACTTAAAACGGCATCAACGTTATTTGATAATACGGTAATTCGCCCATTTCAAAGGTTATTATTAGATGGTGTACGCAAGATAATGAACGCGAACGGGTATAACCTGGACGTTTACTTTAAGACATTACAACCATTAGAATTTACGGATTTAAGCGGCAAGGCCGTAGACAAAGAAACCCAAGAAAAGGAATACGGATTTAGCAAAGTAGAATTGGTAAAGCCAACGGCGGGGGAATCTAAAGACGAATTTATTTCCCGATGTATCCCGATTGTCAAGCGTGAAGGAAAACCAGACGATCAAGCGGCGGCCATTTGTTATTCATATTGGGAAGGTAAAACGCAATTGGCGGAATCCTACACCGACTACCCCGAAAGTGCCTCAAACAACGCTAAAAGGGCGTTAGAATGGGTGGATAAACACGGTTGGGGTGATTGTGGTACGGATGTAGGTAAACAACGCGCCCACCAATTAGCAAAAGGCGAACCAATATCACGCGACACCATCGCGAGAATGTCAGCATTCAGAAGGCACCAACAAAACAAAGACGTTCCCTATTCCGAAGGATGCGGTGGTTTAATGTGGGACGCATGGGGAGGCGAAAGCGGTATAGCATGGGCCGAACGTAAGTTAAAAGAAATAGATTTAAGCCAACAAGTTAAAATGGTCGATATGACCGAAAGCGATGAGCATGAATGGTTAGACTATTTAGCGGACAAAGGCGAGGTTATAGGCGATGAATACGAATTAGTATTAGAGCAAGAAGTAACCGAACCCGAAAAGGAGGGAAACGAATACAAGTTTTTTAAACGTTTCGCGGACCCCGAAAAAAAAAGTAAGGACGATAAGGGGTTATTTTTGATTCGTTACCGATACGCACCGATGCGCACTAAAAACAATAGCCGTGTATTTTGCAAAGACATGGTGGCCAATGCTAAAATGGGCGTAGTGTATCGTAGAGAGGACATAACCCAAATGGGTGAACAAGGTATTAACGGACAATTTGCACCAAAGGGTAAATCGACCTATTCAATATGGAAGTTTAAAGGCGGGGTTAATTGCCACCATAATTGGTACCGTTTAACCTACGTTCGTAAACGTGAAAAGGGCGGTAAATATATACCATTAACACCCGAAGAAAAGAGCGCGAGAATCCGCGAAATTGAGGAAAACTATAAAAGAGTATCTAACCAAAGCGCAGATAGGGAAGGCGTACCATTTGACCCACCAGGATGGGACCAAGCGAGTACCAAGCCCATTAATATGCCAAACCAAGGGAGATTAAATTAAAATGTACACCAACGACAACGTATTATTAATTACTAAAGACCACCTTTTCAAGTACACGCAGTTACAGGGGAACGTGGACATTGATAAAATAACGCCATTTGTTAAGATAGCGCAAGACATCCAAATACAAGAAATATGCGGCACCAAGTTGTACCGTAAGATTTTAACGGATGTGCAAGGCGATACGCTAACGGGCGATTATTTAACTTTGGTAAGCCAGTATTTACAACCTATGTTAATCCATTATGCGATGGCCGACTTTATGTTATTCCATGGGTATGAGGTTAGCAACGCGGGGATTTTAAGGAATACACCCGAAGGCACTAATTTACCCGCCAAGGATGAATTAGATACATTGGTAAAACGCCAACGCGATATTGCCGAAACGTACCGAACCAAAGCGGTGGATTATTTAAATTATTTCCCGTCTTTATTCCCCGAATATTCGGCCGATCAAGAAAGCGGAATGTATCCCGACCATAACCCAAGTAATTACACCAATTGGAATCTGTAAAACCATACGCACCCAAGCCCGATAAGGTTAAAAAATTGGCTAAAGTGTATGCGGACCTAAAGAAAAAGCAACCCAAGGCCAACCCGTTATTTAAGGGGATAGCCAAAGTTATATTTATAGCGGCTTTTTTTTCTTCATGCTCGGCACAATGGCACGTAAAACAAGCATTGAAAAAGAACCCTAATATCATAACCGAAAAAATTATAGTCGAAAAGGATACATTGATAGTTCGCGATTCGGTGCGATATACGGACACTTTAGTAACCAAGGCAATAGATACCATTAAAATCGAAAATGAACACGTTAGCACTGTTGTATATCGTTATTTCGATACTTTTAGGGTTGTGCAGACACTTAAAGGGGACACGGTACGAATCACGCAAAAAGTGGTAACGCCCGTAGTTGAGGCAAAACCGAGTTATTGGGGTTGGATTGTTGCGGGTTTAATTTTAGTAATATGGATAATAAAAAAATAAAGACACCATCGAGAAGCGCACCCAAGGGTTCAAAGCGTGGATGTTTATGTAAGGATAAAAATACATACTCCGTAAAATGTTGCGATGGTAGTTTATGGGCGCAAGGAATAGGCCCGATTATACGAACAAGTGAAAGTTAAAACGTTAATTAAATATGCCCGATAAGAAAATAACCGATTTAACCGCCATAACCACCATTGTCGATACGGACGTATTTCCGATTGTGGACGTTGACGCGGACGAAACGAAAAAGATAACCATAAGCCAGGTAAAAGCGCAAAGCCCAGTGCAAAGCGTTAATGGTAGTACGGGGGCCGTTACAGTTCAAGAAACTTTAGTAAGTGGCACCAACATAAAAACAATTAATTCCACCTCTATTTTAGGAAGTGGGGATATTACTATTTCGGGAGGTTCTACGGATTGGGGCGACATTGGGGGTACGTTAAGCAATCAAACGGACCTACAAAACGCATTAGACGCAAAACAAGCCACATTAGTAAGCGGGACAAATATAAAAACCGTTAACTCTACGTCGTTACTTGGAAGCGGTGATATTAGCATATCGGCAAGTGCGGCTTGGGGTTCAATAACGGGTACACTATCAAGCCAAACCGATTTACAAACTGCCTTAGATGCCAAAGTAGACGAAAACGCGGCAATCACTGGAGCGACCAAAACTAAAATAACTTACGATTCTAAAGGTTTAGTAACTGCGGGGGCCGATCTTGCGGCTACGGATTTACCAAGTGCAATAGACGCTACGAAAATAGCAGACGGAAGCGTAACAAATACGGAGTTTCAATATATCGGTGGTTTAACAAGTGACGCACAAACCCAATTAAACGGCAAACAAGCGACTATCACGGGTGCGGCTACAACGATAGACGATGCAGACCTTACTGCTTCACGGGCGTTGGTTTCTGACGGCAGCGGAAAGGTTGCAGTAAGCGATGTTACATCTACCGAATTAGGGTATCTCGATGGGGTGACGAGTGCAGTGCAAACGCAAGTAGATTCAAAGACTCCAAAATTAATCAGTTTAAATGCTCAAACGGGAACGACTTACACATTGCTTTTGGGGGATGCTGACAAATTAGTCGAGATGAACAATGCGGCTGCTAACACTTTGACTGTTCCGCCTAATTCAAGCGTGGCATTTAGTACGGGAACACAAATAATTGTAGTACAAAAAGGGGCAGGAACAACCACTATTGCGGCAGGTTCGGGAGTTACTTTGTTATCTAAAGATTCAGCGTTAGGAATAGGCGGTCAATATGGTGCGGCTACTTGTATAAAGATAGCGACTGATACATGGTATGTTATTGGTGATTTAGCATGATAAGAGCGACAATAGGTATATTTTCTCAAGGTGGCGTAGCGATTGATGCGGACGCACAAGCATTCTTTGACCGAGTAGATACTGCGGGAGGAACACTTTCAGCAACTGAACAAGTAGCAGTCAATCGGTTAGTGCTTGATATGAAAGACTATGGCATCTGGTCATCTATGAAAGCGATTTATCCTATGGTTGGAGCAAGTGCATCAGCGTGTGCTCAGAACTTAAAGAGTTCAAGTTTTACGGGTACATTTATTGGTGCATGGACTTTTGCAAGTACGGGAGTTACGGGCAATGGCACGAATACATCATTCAATACAACCATAAATCCGTCAATAGATTTATCTCTAAATGATGTGCATATATCTTTTTATTCAAGAACGGATAATGACCAAAATGGAGTTGATATTGGTACGGATAAGTTGACTATTCAATTTTATGGAGGGAGTTTGTATTATCGGATAAATAGTAGTAGTTATGCATCGTTGGGTGCGTATGCTTCGAACAAATTTGCATTAGGTTCAAGACTTTCGTCAAGTCAACAAAAATTGTATTTGAATGATACTTTAGAAGATACTACTAATTCATCAACTGCTCCATTAGATAATAAAGATTTAAGATTAGGCTCTTGGGATGATGATGACTTTCCAACCGACCGTGAGTATGCATTCGCTTCAATAGGTGACGGATTAACAGATTCCGAAGCATCTGATTTCTATGATGCAGTACAAGCGTTCAATACAAGATTAAGTAGAGAAGTATGATAGGATACATTTTAACAGAAGCAGAAAAGGACGCAATACAAGGTCAAGAATTTGCCCCTTTTCAAAGATTTAATTGCGTTCAAGACATAAATGATGTATGGTTTAACTTTGTTAATGAGCAACAAATACCTTTAGTGGAAGCATCTCAATACGCTTGGGTTCTTGAATGTCCACAAGGCGAATACGTACCACCACCAACACCAGACCCATTTATATAATATGAAAACATTTTTAGACGAAATCGGAATCAATATAATGCAATCAATAGCGGGGCTTTTTGGCTCGTTGTTATTGCTCGGTAAGGGTTCGGCCCAAAACATTAAGCAAACATTCTTTGCAATAATTACGGGCGTTGCAAGTGCTAACTACATTACCCCCGTTGTATGTTCGGCTTTAAGTATATCCGAAACTAACTACCAAAATGGTGTTGCTTTTATTCTTGGCTTTCTTGGTTTAAAAGGAGTTGAGGCGGTAGCAAAACGTTTCTTTAAAGAAAAAATCGATGCAGATAATTAACGAACTTGCCAACCTTTTAATATGTGTAAATGCGACGTTGTTTTACATCTTCGTATTTGGGCGTGATGTTAAGGCATTGGCTAAACTAAACTTAATCGAACAAGCCATGTTACGCGTGGGCTTGTCTATCCCAGCATTAGGGGCGTTGTATAACGTTCTTTCGGCTCAATACCCACCGATCCCCGAAATACTTATAAATATTGGATACGCCTCGTTATGGACTTGGGCATCGATGTTTCATTATAACACCTTTGTAAAGAAGAAATGAATATTAAACAAGTAGCATTTAAGGATTATTACCGCCAGGTATCCCCCAAATCCCAAGTGTATTTACACCACACTGCGGGAACGGGCCAAGGCCAAGACGTTTATAGATGGTGGGGAAGTGATAAACCGCGTGTTGCTACTTGCGTTATTATCGATCGCGACGGGACCATTAAACAAGGGTTCAGTTCAAAGTATTGGGCATACCATTTAGGCCTTGCAAACCGCCATTTTAAAGCCGAGGGGTTGACGTATAGGAACCTGGATAAAGTGAGTATAGGTATTGAGTTAATCGCGTGGGGGCAATTGACCAAGAAAAAGGACAAATTTTATAACTACGTAGGCGGTGAGGTTGAGGAAGTAACCACATTAAAGAAAGCCCACCGAGGTTTTAAGCATTACCATTCATACACCGAAGCCCAAATACAAAGCGTTTGCGACCTTTTAAAACTATGGAATGAACGTTACGGAATAGATATAACGTATAATTCGGATATATGGGACGTAACACCCCGTGCATTAAAGGGTGAGAATGGCGTTTTTACGCATTGTAGCGTACGCGCTGACAAATTCGATGTATTCCCCCAACCCGAACTAATCGAAGCCCTTAAAACGCTTTAAAACAACCCAACCAAATACCACATATTGAAAATATTTATGTATTGTGTTTTGCAAATTCAAAATAATGTATTAGTATTGTGTCATGGAAATAGATATTTTAAGTGTTCACACACGGATCGCATCGTGGCCCTTTGTAGGGTTTTACGAATCGCGCGACATTAGTATTATGTTAGCGCAAGAGTTTAACTATCAATTACAAAAGTGGATTTACATTCATGCCGATGAAGACAATTCAAGTATTCAACGGGTAAATTTACGGGCCTTAAAAGAAATGGAACCGCAATTATTCCAGGATTGTATTTGCGACCTAATCCAATACAACCATATTAGGCCATTTGACATTAAACAAATTCAAGATATAGATAAATATAAATAATCATGCTACCTATTTACTACGCAATTTTTACCGTTGGATGCATTACGTGCGCGGCGGGAGTTTTTGGAATTATTTACGCGGGTTTTAAATACCGCAATTGGGAAAAGGAAGCCGAGTACGAGCGTGAACAGTTTTATTGGACGCGTCGCAAGTACCCAAGCAAACGCAACCGAATGTACAAAGGAAAACTAAAACTTAACGAATATGAGTAAATCACCATTCCAATTAGCACAAGAGTATATTACGGCCTATAAGGTCCAAGATATAACCTTACATGAACTTAACGAGGCGTTGGATAGCCTTGTGGAGTATGAGCAAAACGTAATTAATCAAGCATACGCAGAAGGCCAGTACGATAACGCAACAAATGTGTATCAATCTAATTATTATAAGTGGCGTTTCGAGCAATAAAACGTATATTTGCAATATGAACACGCAAGAAGCATTACGGGAATTATTCACGGAACACACTAACCGAGAATTAAGCGAAATCACGGGGGAGAATTACTACACGGTGACCTCGTGGAAGTTTAAATTTAAGCATAACCAACTCTCGATGGAAAAGCAAATCGAGATATTGACTAAAACAAATCACAAAATACAAACAAATCTAACATGGAAAAGAAATCAAAAGTTAACGGCGTAACCGCAAATGGTACATGGGATTCCAAGTACGGAACTATGTACAAGTTTGAAGTATCATTTGAAAACGGGGACGTAGGCGAGTACAACTCAAAGACCCAAGACCAAAACAAATTCGTACAAGGTCAAGAAGTAGAATATTCTATTACCTCAAGGGAGTACAACGGCAACACGTTTTACACGATCAAGCCAGTACAACAACAACAATCGTTTGGTGGTGGTTATAAGAAAGACCCCGAAACCGATAAGAAAATAGCCCGTATGTCGGTGCTAAAGGTAGCGGGGGACCTAGTAATAAATGGCGACGTTCAATTACACGACCTAACCAAGATAGCCACGTTTTTAGAGCATTACGTGAACACTGGCGAGGATAGTATGAGTAAGTTATACGACGCGCGTATTCAAGAAGTCAAAGACCAATTGCCGTTTTAATGAAAAAGATACAAGACGAAGTTAGGCGTATTTTAACCGATACGCCTATTACTCGGGATAACGACAAGAAACTAACCGCGATTTATTGGTATTGGGAATTACAAATGGCCGATATTGATTGGCTTAAATTAAGCACCAAGGACTTTTTGGCTATTTATGCGGGAGATGGATTGACCGACGCGCAAACGATTACCCGCGCACGTAGGTTGTTACAAATGAGGGAACCGCAATTACGAGGGGAGAAATACAAAGCCCGAATGGCTAACCAAGAAAAGGTTAAGGAAGATTTGGGATATAAAGTTAATTAGGGTATATTTGAATATGCGATGGGCAGATCGCGTGAGTGTAATTTTATTTGAGTATAAACCCGTACCGCTTGGATTCC